AGGTGGATTAAAACTATTGGTACCTTTAGGAAGTGTGGAAGATTTAGGACAGTTAGAAAGAGATTGGGCTAACCCCAATGCAGTCATAGAAGTAGACTCTACACAGGGAGAACCACATTTCCCAGCTCCTCAGCCATTAGCTGGAGAGTTTTATAAGCTAATTCAGCAATGTGAGTTTTATATTGACTTTACTTTTGGCTTACCGGAGATGATGCACGGCTTTGCCGAGAAGGCACCGGAGACAGTTAAGGGTACTGAAAGAATGATTGCTTTAGGTACTGAAAGACCGAAATCTAAACTAAGAGATATTGAATTTAGTATCAATAGGCTTGGACAGGTTTTATATAATTTAGCTAAAGGCCATTATACTTATAAAAAGATGTTCCGTTTAAACAGTGCTAATAATGACATGACCGAAGCTATGGTCAATCATTATGATGACAAAACAGGCGCCATCTTAGATATTAAAAAAGAACGACATAATTTAGGACAACACGATATACGTATTGAACCGGGTTCTACATTGCCAACTAATAAGTGGGCAGAGCTTGGTGTTTACATGGAGGCTTACCAGATGGGTATTGTAGATAAAATAGAAGTGTTGAAGAAGAATCCAGAAATATTTGATAAAGAAGCTATCCTACGCCGAACCGATGAGAAGAACCAACTCATGCAGCAGGTTCAGGCTATGAGTGAGCAAATAAAGAATTTGGAGGGAGACCTCCAGACTGCCCAAAGGGAGTCTGTTAGCGACAGGAAAAGAGTTGAGGTTGAAAAGTTTAAATCTCGACTTACAGATATTGCTTCAGACGCCAAAGCTGATAGAAGAGTTCAGTTAAATAATCTACAAACAAAGGTGAAGCTCGAAGCGGAGAAATTAGCAAATGTTAGAGCAGATGCTAGTTCAGCTCCAGAAGCTTAGAGACATCTAAAGGAGACCAAATGGACAATGCACAGACAGAGGCCCAACCCGTAGCTGACGGTTTAGTTGATAGTGGCCCAGATATAGTTGGAGACGTAAGAACAGAAACTGATGGACAATATGCAGAATCTCCCGAATCGCAAGAGACGGTTGATTTTTCAGCTCCAGAAGTAGAGGTACAACAGGAAATTATTCCAGAGAGTGAGTGGGAAATCGAAGCCCGCAAATTCCAGTCAATGTATGACAGAACCCAAGCAGAGAATGAAAAGCTTAAAAGGCTTGAACCTCTGGGGGATTTGTTAGAATCAAGACCTGACCTCGTTGACGTTTTACAGAAAAACATAAATGGACAACCACAACAACAGCCGCAGCAAGAAGCTCAGCAAGGTTTACCTGCTGAGGATTTTAACCCTTGGGATGCTTACTATAATGCAGAATCACCCTCATTTAAATTCAGAATGAACCAAGATGTTCAAATGATGAATAATGTGGTGAACAATGCGTTAGGTGAGCAGAAACGACAAATGACAGAGGAGATAACGTACAACAATACTGTAAATGAGTTACGTAACACATATAAGTTTTCGGATAATGATATTCAAGAGTTTATGGGTTTTGTTACGCAGCCTAAAGAGCAGGTTGGCTTATCGAATCTGGTGAAGCTATATAGGGACGTTAATAAAAAAGGTAACGCCCCCGAGACGGCACAAGCAGTGAAAGCTGCTCAAAACCAGCCACGTACAGCTGGAGTCCTCCAAGGAGGTTCTCCAACTTCTCCCAAATCTGAAGAAAATAAGATGTGGGATAATATTGTAAATGCTGGTAGTCGTAATAGCGTACTTTAAACAATAAACTGAGGAAGGATATATAATATGGCAACATATAATAATCCCGGCCCGTTAAAGTTTGGTGACCCCGGTGCGGTAATTGATAGTGTGATACCATCAAGGCGGCTATATAATTTCAGTGATAGAATCGCTGATTTAGCTCCTGATGAATCTCCATTTTTCGTTTACCTATCTAAGGTTGCTAAAGTTCCAACGGACGACCCGCAGTTCCGATGGTTAAAAGACCGTAATAAAATCCAAATGGCGGACAGAACTTTTGCACTTGATGCATCTCATACTGTTCCAGCCGCAGGTAGCACGCTAACCTATACCGTTGATGACGGTGCAGGCGCAGCTCCTGATTGGATTATTAAAGGTATGGTATTTGCAGTCGGCGAAAAAAATGCGAGCACAAACGAACCCGAGACAGCTATTGTTCGGGTTGAGTCTGCTCCAGTCGCTGGAAGCACAGAAACTACCTTTACTGGTCGTACAATTTCCGCAGCAACTGGCAGTACTACTGCTGTTGTTGATGGTGAAAAGTGTACAGTCATTGGAAGTGCATTTGAAGAAGGTTCGGGTTCCCCAGATTCTTGGTCTCGTGAATTAGAAAATGGTAATGGGTATTGTCAAATTTTTAAGACAGCCTGTGAACTTACTAATACTGCAAGAGCTACGGTTTACCGCGGCTATGCTAGTGAGTGGGACAGAATTTGGAATTTGAAACTTCGCGAACATAAAGTGGACATCGAAAGAGCAATGCTTTTTGGAAACTCTGCAAGTCAAAGTGGTATCAACTATACCGACGGTATCGTTGGTCACATCATCAAAAACTCACAATCTCAGATTACCGGAGCGACAACTCAGGTATCATACACTGAAGATAAAGGTTATTTTACAACTCGTACAGATGCTGAAACAACTTACGATGTTATCTTAAGAGACCTTGAAGTGATTTTTGACCCAGCTCGCGGTGGTAGTTCATCAAAGCTTGCGCTTTGTTCACTTCCTGTTATTTCATTCTTTAACAAGATGAACGGTTCATCTACTTTTATGTCAAGTGCTTATTCTGCTTCGAATCCTATGATGTCGCAAGCGAATGGTTCTTATGGGCATAAAGTAATGAAGGTTGAGACTATTCACGGTGATTTGACGTTAGTAAAAGAACCTCTATTTAGAGGCCATGCAGCGCCATATATGTGTTTAGTTGACCTTGATAACGTAGCTTACCGTCCACTAGTCGGCAATGGAGTAAATAGAGACACGCACATTCAAACGAATGTACAGTCAGCAGATGAAGATTTACGTAAAGACATGGTTCTTACCGAAGCAGGTCTTGAAGTTTCTCTTCCTGAAGCTCATGCTCTATTTAACTTTGAGTCGAATTAATAGGAGGTATGAATAATGAGAAGTGCTTTCTTAGAACAGAATAGTGGTGCAACTGCTGGAGTACAGAAAAAGGTTGTAAATGTTGATGCAGATATAACCTTAACTAATGATGATAGTGGAAAAGTCTATATGCTTAGTGCTACTGGTGGTACTGTAGCAGTAACTCTTCCAACCTCGTTAGAAGATGGAGTGTACTATAAATTTATAGTAGAAGAAGAAACTCCATCTAATGCTATTACAATAGCAGCTGGTAGCGCTATTGTTAGTTTTGTAGGACTGGATGTTTCTGGAACCTTAGCAAGTACAGCAGGAACTCAAGTTAGCAATATTATCATTGGAACATCGGCTGAAAAAGCTGATAGTGTTGAGTAATGGCAGCTGGCGGTGAGTGGGTTGGTACAGTTCTTTCAGGAATAAACGGTTCTGTCACTACTTCATAACCCGAATAAATAAGGGTAAACAGATTTGGATTCTGTGGGGGCTTTCAATAAAAGTTAGCCCCCGAATATCCTAAGAATTTAAAAAATTGGAGACAACATGGCTGTATATGGTAATGTAAAAGTAAAAGTATTCATTCACCCGGGTAACCCCGGTATTGAGACTGGGGCCGCTGGAACAATGGCGAGAGATATAAAAGATTATATTGACACATTAGATTCAACTAATAATAAAGTTCTATCTATTACGCATACCCAGTTAAATGGTGACAGAATACTCACTATGGTGGTTGGTGGGGCTTAATGTCCTGTCAGCACTGTAATAAAGATAATTCAGAGGGCTGGTTCCATTGTCGCAATTGCGGAAAGCGGGCTAGTAAACCTTTGTATGCTCCTGCTATCATAATAAGAGAAGCGGGGTTTGCTACAGCTATTAGGAAAGACCAGATTGATTTTCAGGTAACGACTATGGGAGAAGACATAGAATCAAGAGGAGGCGAGATACGTGGCAACGTTTGAAGCACAAGTAGAGGGACTTACAAGTCTATCTATAGATGGTAGTAGCGCACCTACTCAAACTGAACTGACACAATTTCTAACAGATGGCGCGTCTGAGGTTATTAACGCCATGCCGCGAAGCTTAAAATTATTTTGTGCAACTGAAGATACCTTTACGAGTACCGCTGTCGGTAGCGAGGCAGAAACTTTAGAATCTAGTTCTTTACTCGCCGTTACGAGAAGCGATGGTACAATAGAACAACCCTGTAGAAAAATACCAGCCAGCCTTAGGGGGCGCGCATCTGATTCTGATGATATGAATGCAGCCACAACGACTGACCCGGTATACTATATTTATAATGGTAAGGTTAATGCATTGCCTGCGTCAGGTTCTTGTAAATATCTAGAGGTTAATAATCCGGCGGTGGCTTATGGAGACTCGGCTATTAGCAGTTTCCCAGATGAATATGAATATCTTATTCCTCTATACGCATCTGTAAAATCTTTACAAAACGCCATGGCATCGAAAGCTGGTAATTCAGATGTCACTACAGCTTTAACAGCTGTCAATGCTGAGATAGATGAGTGTCTTACTATAGCAGATAATGTTCATACAGAAATTGCAATAATTAATTCTTCTGCTGATAGTGCTCTTACCGAAATAGGGCTTGCCAACGCAGAGGTAGATAAGATGGCTACTGAAGTTGGATTGGATAATGCAGAGCTTGACCTTGCTAAAGTAGAGATAGCAGAAGCAGCTGTATTGGTAGATTCAGGTATAGACACAGCAACTGCGGCGATAGCAACAGCGGCAGGAAGAGTAAACACTGCCGTAGCACTTGCCAATGGTCAGTTTGATGCTAGTGTTTTAGAAGCTGCTCAAGCAGAGGGAGAAGCAGATGATAGCGCTATAGCTACAGCATTAGGATTAATAAACACACAAGTAGATAGTGCGGTTAGTATAGCTGGTAATATGCATACTTATCTTGGGAATGCTAATACAAGAGTTGGAACCGCTAAATCTGAAATAGACTTAGCCAAAACTGAAGCAGCTGAAATGGCAACTCAAACGGATAATGCTGGTGATTTTGAAACAGCATTAGATGCTATAAATACAGAGTTAGATAAAGTTGATGAAATAATTGTAGAAGCAAGTGTTGAGTTTGATAAGGTTGACAATGTAATTGTTGAGGGCAGTACGGAGCTTGACAAGTCTACTGCATTGTTAGATTTAGGAGAGGCAGATAGTCAAACAGAAGTTGCAACGGCTCTTGTTTTATTAT